TGTTGGCCCCGCCGGTCCCCGGCTGACTCCCCGAAGGAGCCATGAACCAGTATGTCGTCGTCGAATTTGTTATGTAATCCTCCTTTCTCTCTGTACCTATTATATTACGTTTATGTGGGCTGGTTGTCAACAACTTGTGATTAATTTTTTCACAGCTAATATTTGTGATGAATTTGTGTACACGTAAAACAAGTGACAATCAGCACTGCAACCGTGTATAGTTAATGGCGTGCCACGGATGAAAGGATGGAGCACAGGCACATGTACATAAAAGAACAGAACAGAAAAGGGGTACGGTATGTTAAAGAGCGACTTCAAAGCTATGTTAGAATTGTGCGCGCAGCATGTGGGTGATGATTATGACATTGTCTACACTATGAGCCGCAATCTAATAAGTAGCGATGTTGTGAATGAGCCATACACTTTAAATCTTGCTATATTTAGCAATATGAACGGTGTACATCAATGTGTTGCTAGATATGATGGCAGCTCATGTTATTGCACCGATTTGGTTGCTTCAGCAGTTAATTATCTACTTTATGGTAATGATGTTCCAAATGTGATTGTGTTGTGTGTACATATGTTTATGAGCGGTTATGTCAAGGCAGGGGGTAATTGGTAATGGCTAAACGGATTTTAAGCGCCACGCCGCGCTAGATACGCGCGGCCATATGTAACGGTACATCGATTGATGATGTGCCGATTACAATCATACATGCAAACAAATGGGGTGAACTCTATGTTTAGGCAAATAATGGGGTTGATTTGGTACCTAATCAAATGTGCCGCTGCGTTTATAATCATCTGGTTTACATTTAGCATACTAGTCGTGTAGGGAAAAGGCCCGCGCTTGCGCGGGTTTTTCATGCACCTATAACCTACTAATATTGTAGGTAAATCGATCGCTTGTACCGGATTGCTTGTTGATTATTAGCGGTTAAAAATGACGTGTTTTCTAATAGAAAAAACAACCCATTTTATCGGGTCAAATGCCGAATATGGGCATTTGAGCGCCATCGTGGGCAACTATAGCCGCCAGCTTAAAACCCACCTTTAAAACGCATTCTGTGACCTCAAACAAATGTATGAACAGATATTCATATATTGGTACATAGTTGTGTGTGGAATAAGTAACACGTGTGGAATAATCAAACGGTTCATTTGAACACGGTTCATTTGAACATGATTCATTTGAACATGATTCATTTGAACATGGTTCATTTGAACATGATTCATTTGAACATGATTCATTTGAACAATAAGCGTTCTGTTTATAATCGTACACGTGTTCTATTTCTAGACCTCTCCCTTAAATGTGGAGGAATTGTGTTCTCTCCTGCAAGTGGTGTTTGATACTGGACACGGTGCCGCACTCTGGTAATATATGTGTTGTCGAAAGCAGGCCACAACACGAAAGGACATGACATGGCACGCAAGACGGTTCAAAAGCAGTTTACTATCACCGAGGTTAAAGGATTTATGGTCGAAAATGGCGCACCCGTAATGGTCAGCTATCAGCTTGACCGCAAGTGCGGCATCAACACTGCGCAGTCCATCATTCGCAAGACCGTGCCTAGCTTCTCCGCGACCGAGGTTGTCAACCATTCAAAGCTTTATAAGATGGATTTCGAGACGTTCAAGCAGCACGCCACCGAGGTTATCGATGTTGACCCTAATTCCGTTGTTGATTCGGACGATGATTCCGAGTAACATAATTGTTCGGGTAAATTTAGTAAAGGAAAGGATAACACATGACCACCGAACTCGCGACTACCGTTGATTCCACTCCCGATTTTATGCGCGGCATGTACTGTTCGATTGAGGCCGAGACGCAGGAACAGCGCCTTGATATTTACGACGCTGTTTCCTCCGCCGGCTCCCTCGATGATATGGTTGGCAAGACCGTGAGCATCGAAAATGTCATCATCCAGCCTGTTGAGGTCGAGGACGAGAAGACGGGTGAGATGGGGTTGCGCAACCGAATCGTTCTTGTAGAGCCTGACGGTACCGCATATGCCTGCATGTCAACTGGTGTTGAGACTAGCATTCGCAACCTGTTTGCTATTGTCGGTATGCCGCCTTGGACTCCTGCGCTTACTTTTGAGGTGACCAAAAAGCAGGGACGCAACGGCTACAAATTCACCACGCTTCAGCGCGTCCGTTAAAGCGTGTCCCCATAAACTAACCATTTGGGCGCTCCATTCGTGGGGCGCCCTTTTTGTCATTGGAGGTGGTACATAGTGACTAAGGCTAACCAGGACGCCCGCAAAGCCGTCTCGAATGCCGAGAAACGAGCGAGGGCTAAAGTCAAAAGACTACAGTCCAAGGGTGTACGCACAGGGTCTATAGAACCGTTTAGAGAGGTCGACCCCACAAACACAAGAGCCATGAAGCGTTATGCGCAAGACCTTGAGCGGTTTATCTCTAGACAAACGCGATTTGTAGCCGGTAGAGACGGTACACCGATTCCATACAACATGTGGCGCGATTATCAGCGCTTAGAACGTAAATGGAACAAGGTGCACAACGAATATTGGAGAAATTTCGCACCGCGTCCGTTTACAACAGCCTATGGGCAACAAGATGTGACGATGGGCGAATTGTCTTCGCAGGTACATGTTAAGGGACAACCATACGGTGACATAGGTTACGAGAGACATTTACTACCACAGCAGGTGCGCGGAATTGCGGACATAAAGAAGCGAATGAAACAGCTCAAAACTGAAATATCCCCAACGTACAGGGTTAAACGTGCCAAACAGTTGCGTAAAGACATGATTAGATATGCCGACGCATTTAATGACCCATCGATTCCCCGCATGATTCGCAAGCTCACATATGAGCAACTTATTTTACTACAAGAAACAACAAACTTTGTACCACTTTATTTCAGATATATTGAGACTGACACGGACAACGATAGGGGCGTTACGGCGGATGCTAACGATGAAGAAGGTCAATTGGAACATCTTAAATTGACCATTAAACAGGTTGTAAATCAAACAGCTGATTTCCCCAAATTTAAAAAGGCTATGAAAATAGACCCCCTCCGTCCAAAAAAGAAGCGTAAAAAATCCCCAAAGAAGTCTAAAAACACAGCAAAGAAGTAGTACATGGAATACGTGGCAGATTTTGAGACAACTACAGATGTACAAGATTGCCGCGTGTGGGCTTGGTGCGTTACGCTTATTGAAGATAGTACACAAAGGTACTATGGAAATAATATAGAAACATTCCTCCAATTTACGTACGAGAATGGAGGGATATACTGGTTCCACAATGCGGCATTCGATTGTGAGTTCATTCTGTATTACCTCCTGACGCACGGTTTTGAATATTCAGAAAAGGCTAGAACAAAGACGTTCAAAACCTTAATTTCAAATTCAGGACAGTTTTACCAGATGAAAGTCACGTACGAAAAGAAAGGGAAGAAAAAATCCAAAAGCGCAACCTTTAAAGATAGTTTGAAAAAGCTCCCCATGCCTGTGGAAAGGATAGCCAAGTCATTTAATCTCCCCATCAGAAAGCTGAGCATTGATTATACAGCCCAACGTGAAATTGGGCATGAACTTACTCCCCAAGAAATCGACTATATAACTAATGACGTTGTTATCGTTGCTGAGGCGCTCAAAACGCAATTCGGAAAAGGGCTAACGAGATTGACTATTGGCAGCGACGCCCTTAATCACTATCAAGATATTTTAGGTAAGAAGTGGGCTGATTTGTTCCCCAAAATCAGCCTGGAAATGGACGAGAACATACGTAAGGCGTATCGCGGCGGATACACGTATGCGGCACCTCGATTTCAGGCCGATGATTCGCATCCAGATAGGATACAGGGAGCTGGTTGTGCATTTGACGTTAATTCCCTGTACCCAGATGTTATGTACCATAGACCACTCCCCGTTGGTGCGCCGATTTGGTTCAAGGGAGAGTACACACCTGACCCGCAATATCCGCTCTACATTCAATTCCTTACATGCCATTGTGTTCTAAAGAAAGACCACCTCCCAACTTTGCAGATTAAACACAACCCCTTTTTCATGGAGACAGAGTATATACACGATACTGAGGGTTATGTTGAGCTTGCGTTAACTTCGGTTGACTTAGAGATTTTGAATCAGCAATATGATGTAACGGTTTTGAGCTATAACGGTGGATATAAATTTGAGTCAATGACGGGGATATTCAATGAGTACATAGATTATTGGATGGAAATTAAGGCTAACAGTGAGGGAGGAATTAGACAGCTTGCAAAGCTCATGCTTAATTCACTCTATGGTAAGTTCGCAACCAATCCTGATGTTACGCCCAAGGTTCCATACATTAAGGACAACGGGTCTGTGGGGTACAAATTGGGTGATAAGGAAACACGCGACCCTGTGTACACTCCTATGGGATGCTTTATTACAGCGTGGGCTAGGTACAAGACAATTAATGCGGCACAGTCCGTATACGATAGGTTCATGTATTGCGATACTGATTCGATTCATCTTTTGGGTCTTGAACCTGTTAAAGATTTGGACATTCATCCTACAAGATTGGGTGCCTGGAAACATGAGTCCAATTTTAGTCAGGCTAAATATGTACGAGCTAAGACGTACATGGAGCGTATCATAGAAGTAGGAAAAATTGTAGACGGAGTTTATACAATGGTACCAGTACAAGGAGATAATAGTGAACCGTACATAGATGATGTTAAATGCGCGGGACTTCCAGCTGAGCTAAAGAAGCAGGTTACATTTGATAACTTCAAACGTGGACTGAAATTGTTCGGTAAATTGCGTCCCGTTCATGTTGCTGGTGGAATCGTTCTTAAACCAAGTCCATTTACGTTGACATAAGGAGATAACATGATTGAAAGAAGTTTTCGCATACCTGATGATGTGTACAAGAAATTGAAGGAAATTTCTGAGTACGAGAACGTTAGAATTTCGGATATAGTTAGAACCGCTATTCGTAGATTCATAGTTAATTATGAAGATTCTATAGATTTCGTAGATACGGCGATGAAAAATTAACCCGTCCATTATATTTAGGTGGTAGGTGGTTCCCCATTCGTCAGGGCGTTGACGGCTGGTTGGGGTTGCCACGGGTGATACCGCCCGACCTAGCGCGTGGAAGCTATGGCAGTGGAGCGCTACGGAATGGGAATTAACCACCTGTACCCCTTTTAGCCCTCGCTCCTGATATGGTTGCGGGGGCTTTTTATTACCTAGTGAAGGGGGTATGTTCATGGATGATAAAGAGTACACGGAACTGGAGCGCTATATAGATGAAGCGGTTCGGGCAGACCCAGCCTATTACAAGAACGGCGATTCTTTAAGTTGCAGGGATGCCGAGATAGCAATGCTCGATTGCAACTATGTTTTTATTCCACCAATCGTTTCCCATCTTGCTTGCGATGCTCTAGAGTACATTTGGAGAGCACCGAATAAGAACGGTATCGAGGATTATAAGAAGGCTATTAACTGTTTGCAGGAAATCGTGGACAATTATAGGGAGGCACTTGATGAATGAAGACGAGTTCATGATTTGGTTGAAAAATCAGTCCGAAGCCGATGGTTATAATGACGCACTTGATTTCTTCAATTCATATACCAATGAATACAACCAATACAGAGAGTCCAGTGAAGCGCGCTTCAACGAGTTCACGACAGTGGAACAGCAAATGAAGGAATCTATCGATTCGCTAAAGGCTCGAAATTACGACCTCCTTATGCAAATACCGTCTGATACCCCCATTGAGGACAAACAAGGCAATGATGGTGAAGTATACCACATTGATAGCCTGTTCAAGAACGTCTAGGAAAGGAACGAATTATGGCTACTAAAAGCGTACAGCGTCTAGACGCAACCAATTATCAGATTTTGGAAGCTATCCGAACTGATGCGTCTTTTCAGTACCAGCAGCGTGTACCCGCTGCAACACAGGGAGATATCACGTCCACCATTCAGGCATTGAGCGACTACCGACCTCTCATGAATGAGTTCCTCGATGCGCTTGTAAACCGTATCGGCTCCGTTGTGTACAAGGGTAAGACGTGGACTAATCCCCTTGCAATCTTCAAGCGCGGAATGCTTCAGTACGGAGACACTATCGAGGAAATCGCGACCACCATGCTGCAGGCTAAGCGATATGACCCCAACAAGTGCTATGATGATGTGTTCAAGTGCTCCCGTCCCGAGATTCTGTCTAACTTCCATTCCATCAATCGACAGGACTATTACGAGGTCACTATCAACGACATGCTTTTGAAGCGTGCGTTCACTGAGGAATATGGTCTACAGGAGCTTGTATCCCGCATTCTTGAAACCCCGTACACGTCCGATAACTGGGACGAGTACCTGATTATGCGAAATCTGTTCGTGGAGTACGAGAAGGCGGACGGGTTCTATAAGGTTCAGGTACCAGATGCCATGTCCGCCACCACCCGTTCAGATAAGCAGGATAAGGCGATGGCAATCACCGAGTCGGTTCGCAGCATTTCCATGAAGCTCAACTTTATGAGCGGACGTTATAACGCTGCTGGTGTACCCACCCGAACCACCAAGGACGAGCTGTGCCTGTTTGCAACTCCCGACTTTATCGCTATGCTGGACGTTAATGTTCTGTCGTTCGCGTTCCACATGGATAAGGCCGATTTTGACTTCCGAGTTATCCCCGTCGATGATTTCGGCATCGATGGAGCACAGGCGATTCTTGTTGACCGTGATTTCTTCCTGTGTGCCGATACCCTGATTGATTTTGAGTCCATCCGTAACCCCAAGGCGATTAGTTGGAATTACTGGTTGCATCATCATGGTATCTACTCCGTCTCCCGTTTCGTCAACGCGGTTATGTTCACCACTGAGACTGGTTCCAGCGTACAGGTTCCCGCAATCACTACCAGCGGATGCACGGTTGCAATAGCAGAGCTTGAGGACGGAACCACTCCCGAGTACGCGAACAAGGGTGGAGAGCTGCGTCTCACCGCAACCGTTGCTGGTACGGTCACTCCCGAGACTGCTGGATACAGCGTACCTCAGGGCGTCGTGTGGGCTATCACTGGTCAGGGTAATGGTAGCGGCGCAACAGCGTACCCGCTTGCGATGGGTACGTTCGTGGACGCCGAGGGCGTGCTTCATGTCGATATCAATGAAAAGAACACCGATGTTGAAGTTACGGCGACCTCAACTTACGTTGACCCGTCCAAGCCTGTTTTTGGTCAGACTTTCCAGAGTGGTAAGATTAACGTCGGAATCGGTAAAAAGTATGCCGCCGCTTAGTAAGGACTAACAATGAATAGGACGTTTCCCGAGGTACCACAGCAACCATATTTGTACCAGAATACCTTTAATTATTCTGTATGGACTCCCAACACCGAGGTAAGTCTATGCAATGTACCATGGGATTCGTCCTATCGCGATGTAGTCCGTTTCGATGACGATGGTGAGCGTGACCGCTGGTTCACTAAAGCGACTCAAGATGAATACAGTATCACGCTCACTGGTCTGGTGTATCTCAAATATGGTGAGCCGATTCGCATCAACGCGCCATTCGATATGGTTACGAATTGCAACTACATTGTTGTACGCAATCAGTTGCAGCCTGTTCCGCCTGATAGCGCTAACCGCACCCCTGACACTTTCTACTATTTCATTACAGATGCAAAATATGTTGCTCCAAATACAACGCAGATTAATGTTCAGCTCGATGTGTGGCAGACTTATTACAATCGCCTTTTCTTTAATATGTGCTATGTGAACCGTGGCCATATTGGAATCGCTAATGAGAACAGCCAGACTTACAATCTTTCTAAGTACCTTACCGACCCCGAGGGATTGAACATCGGCGATGAATACGAGGTTGCATCAACCGAGGTTATTTCATTGCAGGATGAAGCGCCGTACATCATCGTTATGTCAACCGCTAATCTTGCGGTTGACTTTGGTACAGTGGACTCTCCTAACCTTGCAACGGCGGATGGTTCCATTAATGACGCTATGCCTAATGGCTGTTCCGTGTACGCTTTCGATGCAAAGAACTTCATAGACCTCATGGGAAAATTATCAAACTACCCGTGGGTGTCGCAGTGCATTTCATATGTCAGCGTTGTACCTAGGGTGTTCGCCACGCTTGGCAACCATGTTACGGTTGCAGGTGTGAGCGGATACGAATTGGGTGACGACCCATCGGTTGAGACAGGTCAGCAGATTTTTATTACCGATTTGTTCGACAGATATCGAATCCCCAATCGTTATCGTCATTTGTATAAGCTGTTTACCTACCCTTATACGTTCTGTGAAATGACAGCGTATAATGGTGGTGAAATTGTGGTGAAGAATGAGTGCATCGTCAATCCCGATGCAGGACTAAGGCTAAATTTCAGAAGCGTGTGTACACCTCCACAGGTTCGCGGATATGTTTATCCATCGCAGTACAATGATAATATCGATGCTCCGGATTCTGGTGACCAGAGAATTTCGTACACGGCTCCAAACGGAAAAAAGTACGAAACAATTATTGAAAATGGTGAGCAATTCGAGCTTTCGTTACAGTTCACTAACTTCCCGCAACTTGCAATTGTAAATAATCAGTACATTAATTACATGGCAAGTACCGCAAATTATCGCAACTATCAATTTGCTTCAGCGGATTGGTCGCAGAACAAGGCTCTACAGGCCGCTCAGACTGCGTTCAATCAGGCGGGTATGAACATAGCGACCAACCAGCGCAACCAGCAGGCGTTGAACGCGAACCTTAGCGGAATGACGGACATTGGAAACGAGCTTACCAAAACCAAGTCCAACATATCGCAGGTCAAGAACATTGCTGGTGGTGGTCTTGATGCACTCGGCGCATTGGGTAGCGGAAATGTGTTCGGTGCTTTGGGAAGCGTTGCCAGCACGGCTGTGGACGCCCTCATGATTGAAAAGGAGCTGGGTGCGACATTGGACGCGAATAACTCGCGTACAGCGTTGCAGCTAGCAACCAACAATTCCATTCTTCAAAACAACGTTGCCAACGAACAGTACACGGCTGATACAAATCTGGCATACGCTCAGTTCGCTGCAAAGGGAGATTACGCGGTTGCTATTCAGGGAATCCAAGCTAAGGTACAGGACGCAAGGCTCACCCAGCCCACAACAAGCGGACTTAACGGTGGCGACACGTTTAACATGTCAAATGGCTTCTGTGCGGTGGTTCTCAAATTCAAGCGTATTAAATCCAACTTTATGAGACAGGTTGGAGATTTCTTCCTTAGGTACGGATATTACGTGAACCGCTGGATGATTCCACCCTCTGACCTAAAGTGCATGAACAACTTCACTTACTGGAAGATGCAGGAAGTTTCTCTGTCTAGTTCTGGTGTACCCGAGACATTCAAAGAAACTGTACGCGGAATATTTGAAAAGGGCGTAACCGTGTGGTCTAACCCTGATATAATGTATAGGATAGACCTTGAAGACAATGCGCCAGTCAAGGGAGTGAAATATTAATGGGACGTAATAAGCGTACACGAAAGCAGTGGCAATCCGCTCAGATGAATGACGACCAGTTCCGCATGTACTATGAAATGTTGGAACAAATGGCTTGCTCTATCTATAAGTGGACGGGACTACCAGAAGAGATTGACCAACGCTATCTTGAATTGACCATGTTTAATCAGGGGTTGGCTGTGTTCTTCCATGATGAAGAGTACGATGCCTTCTTCGCTCTTAGGGCTGCAACGTCTGGAAATGTGAACATGTACGACAACCCATTGGAGTACAGAGCATATGGACCAAACGGGTTCAACAGAACGCTTCGAACTAAGGACTGCGTGCCCATCTGGAATAACTACCTACGCAGACCAGACATAAACGCGATGCGAATCTACGCTAGAAGGCTGGCTGATATTGACAGGACTATCGATGTAAATCTAATGTCGCAGAAAATGCCGGTTTTCGCTATGGTTCCTGAAACCCAGCGATTGACCATCCAGAACCTTATGAAGCAGTGGAGCGGAAATGAACCGATTATCATCGGCGCCGATGGGATGTTCGACCCGTCGCAGATTACGTATCTCACAAGCGGCGCACCGTTTATCACGCCCGATTTGCTGAAAGCTAAGCAAACGGTTTGGTCTGAGATTATGACGTACCTTGGTATCGAGAATTCAAACATCGCGAAGGCTGAGCGAGTTCAGACCGCTGAGGTGAATGCCAACAACGGTCAGATTGAAGCCAACAGATTGATTCGTCTTAATTGTAGGCGAGAAGCATGCAAGCAGATTAACCGCCGTTATGGACTGAATGTGTGGTGCGATATGAACACGGATGTTTCAAGCGATAATCTGGCAACGCTTCTATCTGTTGAAGATAGAAACGATATTCAGGGATTCGGTTTCGGAAACGGCGAACACGATGGAGGTGGAAGTGATGAATCAGATAAATGAATGTGATTTCATCTACGGATATAACCATATCAATGATGCTGTTTTCACTATTCAGCTCGGTGAACTAGTCGATAATGGGTTCAATTTGGGTTTGGCATCTTACCCAATTTTCGATGAAGAATACCGTGTTGGATTGAATGATAAGATTATCGACCATTATTGGTTTAGGGAAATCGGTGCGGAAACTCCAGCATTGTTTAGACGTTTTCTAAATCGTAAAATGAATGAGATTATGCCATACTACAATCAATTGTACAATTCGGCATTGCTCGAATTTGACCCGCTTTCCAATTATAAGATGAGCACCGAGGGTCGCAGCTCTGGAAGTTCGGATAGCAGCCGTGATTACGAACGCATTGAACAGGCTACCACGAACGCAAGTAGTACATCGGACAGCAATTCTGATTCCACGTCCCGCGCCCTTGTTAGCTCCACGCCGCAGATGCAGCTTTCTGGAAATGAAGACTATGCTACATCTGTGACAGATTCAACTTCGAGCACGAAATCAAAAGGAGGTGGTACACAGCTAAGTGTCGCAGATAGCACCAGCAAGGATGGCACGAAATCTTCAAGCAAGAATGTTGATAGTTATTCCAACCTTGTATCGGGAATATCTGGAATCACATCATCAAGCGCACTGATGCAGTTCAGAGAGACGTTCCTAAATATCGATATGCTGGTTATTGAGGATTTAGGCGAGCTGTTCATGGGACTGTATTCGTGCAACTTCAATGCTTTTTAAGGAGGTAAAATGGGATACCCGTATACTTATGGGCGCGGCAGGTACGATGGGCATTACCCGATTCCAGAAGTGTATGATGAAGCACTTTCCTACCAGCAGCAGATTGCACGCATTAATTCAATCATTCACAGGCTCGATTCAGAGCGCCTGACCATGTGCGATTTGAACGCCCTCAGAAATGAGCTTATAGCTATTATCAACGATATGCGCGATGATTTGATTCGCAAAATCGCTGAAACCGAGAGCGGAAACATGGACTGGGACGTTACTACAGGATGGTACCAGACCTCGCCCACCGCAATGACGCGGTTGTTCAACGACCTCGCTGTTCATGCTATAACCGTGGACGATCTCGCTCAAATGGATATGACCGTAGACCAGCTTGCTAACTGTGGACTTAATTGCTATGGCTTGGCAGTGTGGAGCGGTGAGGCGTTTTCCAATGATTCCAAATGGGAGCCTGACGGTATTAACTATAAGGATGCAAATGTGCGCAAAGACCTGACGTGCGAGATATTGTCCAAGGCACAAGTACAGGACGGATTCTTTGTGGAGGGAGTATAAATGACTATCAGTCTACCTAGATATTCTAAAGATTCTCCCATGGACTTGGTTGACGGTGCTTACGGTCTGGCTATGGGTCGGATTGAAAAAGAGCCTTCCAATGTGTCTACCGCCGTCACTAAATCCGAGCAGGCGTTATCCACAGCTGAGCAGGCTAAAACATCTGTACAGCAACAGCAGGGTGAAATCGACAAGATTCGCGGAGACCTTGACGGTCTTATTGCGGGGGGCGGCGAAGCGAGCGTGCCTATCGCAACCGCCGAAAAGGCTGGAATCGTCAAACCCGACGGGGCTACCGTTTCCGTCAAGCAGGACGGTGGAATATCCCTTGCCGACCATTCCGTGAGCACCGACAAGCTCACCACCGATGCAGTCAACACCGTTAACATCGGCAACGGTCAGGTTGGCACTGAGAAACTCGCAGACTATTCTGTGAACTCTATGAAGATTGCCGCTGGTGTCGTTACCGAGGATAAGCTATCCGAGGACGTCAAGGAGAAGCTGAACAAACCGTCTGGTAGCGAGTACATAGCAGTTAATATGCGGCAACGTATAAGCTAAGGAGAGAAACATGGCTACAGAGTACACAAGCAATTACAATCTCGATTTGTATGCAAGCGCAGACAAACCCAATCTTTGTGACCAGTACAATGCTGCGATGCGCAAAATCGACAGCGGTATGATGGGAATTGGGGACAAGGCGGATGCCGCCACTACCAACGTCAATGCAATGACAGAAACTATCGCTCAGGTTCGAAAGGACATGGATAAGGTTAAGGCGGATTCCACATCCATCATAGAGAAAGCGGACAACGCCCAGAACCTTGCTTCTCAGGCTAATACCACGGCTAATGAAGCGTCCAACAAGATTGCTGCAATCGAGTCCACCGCTAACAGCGCTCTTTCGCTGGCTAATACCAATAAAACCAATATTGCCGCCAATGAAACTGATATTGATGATATGAAGAAGAAGATTGCCGCTAACACTAGCAGCGTGACCTCGCTTAATGGACGTGTTACGGCGCTTGAGAACAGCGGTGGCGGCGGTGGCGGCGGTGGTGCCGCTGGAGAGTACGCGCCAGTCCGACACGCGGCGTCGACCACTCAATACGGCGGTGCTAACTCCACGCAGTACGGACATGTGAAGCTCAGCGATGATTACACTAATACTTCCCAATCTTCTAGTTCCACTGCCGCTACTCCGTATGCGCTCAAATCCGCGGTTGACTATCTTAGCAATGAGATTAGTACTAAACTGGGTGAGCAGGAAAGCATCCCGATTACCATCAATTGGGATACATCGAAAGTAGATACCGCATCGTCAAACGCTTATTACAAAAACGGAATGGTGATGATTTATTGCGCGACTAAGACGCAAATGAGCGGTAAGTCCAAGATTCAGGTCGGCACTATCTCGACCTCGAAATATCGCCCTATCATCGATGTACTGGTAGCAGCGTGCGGAAACGCTAGCGATGTTGGTGATTGGAATACTGCGGCATCGTTCTTCTCGATTAGCGCTAACGGACAGGTTTCATTCAACCCTGGTGGACACACGTACAATTCCATCACTGGTTTCGCAACATACATTGCACAGGGTTAATTAATTAAGGGGGGCAGTATGGCTACAGTGTACAAAATTTCATACTATGCTATGTACGTAATTGGTAAGGTTGAATCTAATTGGAATTGGCAGTCTGTCAATTACAACGACCCTATCACTATTGGCATGATGCAATGGTATGGTACCCGCGCCGCTGGCCTCCTTAACCGACTGCGTCAAGTCGCGTCTAATGACTATGCTAAACTTGCGCAAACCCTTAGGGATGATTTATCATCCCATGGAGTTACAGATACTTACTGGAATAGTAGGTACTTGACTAAAGAAGAAGGAGATTCGTTCAAGGCTGCTTCTGAATCGCGTACATCACATCTGGCTCAGGAAGAGCTGGCAATTCAGGACTTTACCGGATATATTTCAACGTTATCGGAATATGGCTTCGTAAATTCGGTTCCACGTCCACTTGTATTTGCAATGTGCATGTACCACCAATCGCCAGCGGCAGCCTTGCGAGTTATTAGGAACACTCCGAATATTGCCGATTTGGACAGTATTTACCAAACCTGTATGAGCGATGGAACACTAGGCAAATATACGAACAGGTACAACACGACTTATTCCATGCTCAAGCAGTGGGACGGCGAAAGCGACCCGCCCGATTTCGGTCAAAGCGGTATCAAGCCCGACCCATCGCCCGACCCTGACCCTGACAATCCGAGTGGGTCACTCGCTGGGTCATACATAATTGAGCGCGGAAATGATTTAATTCTGTACCAATCGGGAAGTAAAAGTGGTGTAATCTTCCACGCTTCCGCTGGTGGACGATGGATTAGCACATCCAAAATCAGCGGCGGGGGCACTCCTGACCCGCAACCGCCTGTTAGCGATACAGCCGAAAAGATAATGCAACTTCTGTACGATTATAAAGATAAGTTTAAGTACGGTCAGGGGTCTGGAAGACTTGACCCAGAAGTATCGGGCCACACCGACTGTTCTGGTCTTGTGTGGTGGGCGTACATGAAGATTGCGAATATAAACCCTGGTGAAGATACAAAATCTCAAATCAGCAAGGCAACGTCGCAAAATAAGATGGTAGTTACTGGTACATCATCTAACGTTATCCCAATCGACCAGCTTAAACTTGCAGACTTGATTCTTATGGATTGGGGAGACGGTACACGACATGTCGAACTTTATAATGGCAACGACACGACATGGGGAATACGCGAGGGATATGGACCGAATCAATGGCATATTAAAGTTAGCCAGCTTAATACACGGGTAGTGAAATGGTGGGTTGCACGATGGCTGTAGACAATAGTATGTACTATGATGCGCACGAAATTATGACTCGAAACGCAATGTTCAATTTTGTTGTCGGTGGACGTGGTACAGGTAAAACGTATGATTTCAAATATAAACGAATCAAGCATTATATAAAGACTGGCAAACAGTTCATTTATCTACGCAGATATAAATCAGAATTTGAAGATAAAGCGGAGTTCTTCGCAGATGTAGTTGATAGGTTTGAAGGATATGAGTTTAAAGTCGAGGGAATGAAAGGGTACATAAGAAAGGTTCTTCCTGAAGACCAGAAACCTGAGAAATGGTCTGTACTTTGTTTCTTTGTAACGCTTGCCAATGCGCTAACGAAGAAATCTGTACCCTATCCAGACGTTGACTGGATTGGCTTTGATGAGTTCATTATCGACAAGGGCAATCTTCACTACATGGCTAATGAAATAAAAGCGTTCCAAGATTTCTATAACACCGTTGACCGTTTCCAAGACCGCGTACGTGTAATGTTCATGGCAAACGCTGTGGCTCTTACGAACCCGTACTTTATCGGTTTCAATCTTAAACCTCGAAAGAACCAACGGTTCCTGATGGCTCATAAAGGGTACATGTGCGTAGAGATGGTGGAATCCGCAAAATTCAAGGCTCATGTTGACAAGACCCGATTCGGTCAAATGATTATGGGAACCAGTTACTACGATTATGCAGTGGGAAATTCGTTCCATGATGATAACGACAAGTTCATAGCTAAAAAGAGCGAAGACGCGCGATTCTACTTCGCTCTAAGGTTCGATAATAAAATTGTTGGAATCTGGGTTGACTACTCGGAAGGAATATATTATGTTTGCAACAGGTACCCTAAAGATTGCGTTGTCTACGCGCTAACTAAATCGGATATGCAACCGAACCTGCTTATGATTGAGAAGTCCAGTGTACTATTGAAATCTGTTAAAAAGCTGTACATGCAGGGTAGCGTTTATTTCGATAGCATCCAAACTCGCGAGTTCTTCAATAATGTGTTCGATTATCTAGGGTTCTAGGAAGGTGAAATATGTACGACTGGCACGTCCCAGTAATTGTTCTATCGTTCATTGTACTCGACCTTGCAACAGGAGTTGCCAAGGGAGCCGCTTCACACAATTTGGACAGCAAAAAGATGCGCAACGGATTGTTCCATAAAATGGGATTCATCATGGCTATGGTGTTGTCCTATCTTTGCGAATATGCAATGATATATATGGAGCTTGGTTTTACTGTTCCTATTGTAAACGGTGTAGCAATATTTATATGCCTTACGGAAATCGTGTCTATTTTAGAGAACATCAAAGAACTTAATCCAAAGCTAGACAATTATTGGTTCCTAAAATACTTCAAGTCAGAAAGTAGTAAATCTAATGAGTAAAATTGAATTTTTTGTTCAATGGGCTGAAAACATTGCAAATGACAATTCTCATGGGTACAGCCAAGGTGGGCGAGAAGGTCAGGACTTTGATTGCAGCTCTCTTGTGTGTCGTGCTCTTAGAGCTGCTGGATTCAACGCTCCATACCCTAGTTTTAGTACTCGCTCGATGGGTACATGGCTAGAACAGAATGGTTGGGTTTGGCGCAGCGGTCTAAACGGAGTACATCGTGGGTGCATCCTTTGGAAGACTGGTCATACAGCAATTGCTGTGTCCGAGTCCCGACTGGTCGAAGCGTGTATCGATGAACGGGGACAAATTACAGGTGGACGCCCTGGCGACCAAACTGGTAATGAAATTAGATTCGCTAGAATTAGTACATATAATTGGGCTGGATATTGGGAATCCGAGGAGGAAGAAATGAATAACACGGAGAAAGAGCAGCTTAAAACCATCTATCAGCAGGTTACTACTAAGTTCGACCCGACAGGCCGCAATATCGCCATGAACGACCATGACCATATTAAGTGGATTGCTGCTGGACAAGCAAAACAGAACGAACGTCTTGATGAAATCGAGTCCAAACTTGATAGCATCATTAAGTACATTAACGACCTCAACAAATAAAAATTAAATGGTAGGAACATAAATGTTCCTACCATTTTTATTGACACGCAACAAGTGGTATGTTATACTATACAATGTGGACGATGAAAGGAGAACACATGTACCGTTTGTTCCACGACTACGATAACGGCGAAAATTACGTGATGCACGAGCGTTGCACAGTACGGAAAATTCTACAGGATACTGGCACTCATAATGGCCTTCTTATTATCTGTACCGAAAATTTGTTTGAAGTTGTTGAATACGTTGACGATACAGAAAGACTATTCATTTCGTGTACTGTAAGCAAAGACGGTATTAGAAAAAATCGAATGTCCACCGTAAACAAGGATACAGAGCATGTCCTCGAAGTACTTCAATCTCTTATTCGTGAATGGTAAAAAGCGTAATGGATTCCCTAGACAAACAGGTTGAGCTAATAAACAGACAAATGGTCAAGCACAACCTTGAGCACGATACAATATGGTCGCGTATCAATACATGTGAAAATTCCTTGCATCTAAGGCACAACGAATGCAAGTCATTGATTCAGCGTGTAACGTTCATGGAACAGCGACTACGAGATTATGAAAAGACTGTATCATTTCTTTTCATCGTAAATGTTCTGTTATGTGTTATGATAATCGGTATACTAGTTACAATGATTAGGGGATAACATGAAACTTGAAGAACTTTTGGACCTTTATTCTGTAAATAATGAGTACGGAAAATGGATTGTGATGAAAGCGTTTCCTGACGGAAAGCTGCGTACTTTTGCATCCTCAAATATGGAAGCCAATGAGATAGTTAAATTGTGCCCCATGCTTGAGGTGGTAAAGTCGTTCCACATTGATGAAGTAAATAATTACCTTGTAATTATGATTTAAGGATGTTATGAAAACGTACAAAAATAAATGTCTTAATTTGGAGGTAATTTAATGGATATAACTGTTGCAGAATTTCTTGAATTTATTGATGACAAGTATAAAGATAAACCACTTACTATAAAATCAAATAAGCACAATATTCTGAAAACGGATGTACCACGAAAATTAGCGTGCGTTGTACCACAAGAAGTGCTTGATTCTAGGATGCTACTGGTTGAAAATTTTAGCATAATGCTTGTGTATTGTTAGGTACACAATGGGCGTCTTAATTGGCGCCCATTTTTATTTTGAAGTAATGGGTAGATAATGTACATGTGTTCAATTACTGTGTCATGGAGTCAGCCGGGGACCGGCGGGGCCAACATGT